GTCAAGTCGTTGACGATAGTGTCTTCCGCTGTGCGCTGGTTGACGGTCATCTGTTCTGTCTTGTTCTGCAGCCGGTCTGAAGTTATCTGTATCAACCTTTCTTCGGTGTAGTATTCCTGAATTATGTCCAGCATGTTCCTAGCGAGGATGAAGTCAGTGCGGTTCAGGTTGTCCTGTACCTTCGCCAAGTTGGCTGATCCACCCGCCTGATTGGCCTTGACTGATTTAGCCGACACATCTTCGCGCGAGAAACCGGTCATGTAGTCACTAACGCCGGAGATCGTCTTGACGTGTTCTTCTGCCTTGTAACTTATGCGATCCAGCCCTTGTGGTGTGGGGTTGGGCATAATCTTCTCGGCGTTCGTCAGTTCGTCGAGCTCCAGTACGAGTCCAGTCTGGGCCCCGCGTGTCTCCAACTCGGACAACGACATATTCTTGAGTGAATTGCGCTTCAGCTTCCAGCCGCTGTTGGCTGTGGTGTTCACTACGTGCAGCTCTTGGCTGGACACCTTGTTCAGCAGTTCTTGTGGGCCAAGCAGATTCTCTACCAAGCCAATAGTGCGCCCACGTCTAAAGTGTGGGAAGTAGGGTATGGTCGTAAAATGTTTATAGGGCCCCCACGCGTCGTGTAAAACCTCGTCTCCTGCTACCACTGTCCAGCGTATACGTTTGGTCATCCGCTTGATAACGGACACCTGCGGATTCTTCTCCTGATACTCTGCGCGACGTTCTTCATCCCACGCGTCCGGGATCGGGCGGATATCGCCTGTCTGTGTATCTACGAAGTGCTCCTGCATATCCAGCTTGCGCCACTGGTAACTGAAGATCCGTATATTTTTAGCGAGACGTGAGATCTCGTCGTTATTGGAATACTGCAGGTATCCACCTGCGTTCAGTGTTGTGGCGAACCTGTCGCGCTTCCACGCCTCGTCGTCCCCATTCATAAAGCTGTTCTGCCGCTGATTCTCCAGCCTATCGGCCTTCTCTTTTCCGAACAGCATGGTGATATCGTCCAGCGACACCCATTCTGTATCGCCTGTGTCTGCCCACGAATCCGGGTCGTACTCATCGGCGTCCGGGTCGATCAATGTGTTCTTGGGGTTCTTCTGCTTGATCCTTACCTCACCTCTCAGGGTGTCTTGGAAGTCCAAGCGCATGTCGTAAAAACCACGGCTGGTGATGATACCGTCAGCGAATACATCGCTGCGCACCCATACGAGCTGGTTGTTGTCGCCGATCTGCATAGATACTTTGGTCAAGGCATCTGCCACTTCCTCGGTGGCTCCAGCGTTTCTAGGTTTAAACGATGTGTCGGTTCTGTTGAATATCTGCGCGCCCATCACATTCGAAATGGTGGAGATGATCTTGTTGATCGTCAGTGCCGGGCGGTTAGCTGCCTTAAGCGCTTGTAGGTCTTTCTCTTCCCACTGTAGGCCTGCGAAGAAGTCCTCGCACCGGTTGGCTTTAGTCACGTAATCTTCATGGCCTGAATCGCGCATGTAGGTGTAGCGGAGCCAGATGCTTCTCGCCAGATCCGTACCTGACTTGTATGTCGGTACAGGCTTGGCCGAAGCGATCGACGTGCTCTGTATACCTTTCCGTTTTTTCGCCATCTCGTATTCCCCTACGCGCACATGTGAGACGCGCCCACATTGTTGATATTCAAGAATTCATCTCGCCACGACTTCTGACGACTCTGCTGCTCTACTACTCTCGGTGGGGCGCTCAACATAGACAACCGTACTGCCCAAGCCAAGGCGTCGACGATATCGTCGTGTACGCCGCCGGGGAATTGTAACATCTCTGTGACCGCTGCGCTCCTCCAAGATACGTTCTCGGGCATAAAAACTTTGCCCTGCTGCATCCGGCCCTGTAGAGGTCTCGCCCTAGCCATCTTGTCTGTCAGGGGTTTGAGTACCTCGATCGAGAAGAACACTTTGCGTTCCTCCATCCGTTTCTCCAGCATGGGTTTGATAGAACGCCAGATCTGACCGTCCTCCACCCCTACCGCGTAGTTGCCGCCGGACACCGCTAGGTATCTGGACGCCACGTTTATCATGTTCTCCACTATGTCAAAACTGTCTGCCTTGATCTGACAGATATCGTGGACATACAGCGAGTCATACTCGTCCTGAGACACAGTGGCTCCTACCGTGAAGTCATTCTGCTGCTTCTGGCCAATCGCGAAATCCCACGCTGTGTAGTAACACAGGTGCTCACCCTCGGGTTTACGATCCGAGAAGTGGAAGTGTTCTTTCTTGAAATATATACCTTCGTCTGGTGAGGGAGCCTGCTGATATAGGGCTGACCAGATACGGGGGTCGAGGTTAGCCCTCATCCGCTTGAGCGTCTTGGTGTCGTACCGCTCCTCATGGAGCGCTGTGTCGATGTTCCGTAGCAGGGTGTACCGTTCTTGGTCATCCCCGTAACATGGCTCAGGCGTCCGTACAATGTCTCCTGTGGTCTCGTCGCGGTACTCATAGCTGGTACTCAGCGCGGGGTACATGACCACTTCGAACTGATCCGCTTCCGGGTCGTTCTTACCGCGTTGCTGTAACCGTCCCGCGAGGTCATCCCAGTTCCACCACGTCTCGATGAGCAGTATCCCTCCGCCGGGAGCGATACGCGTGTAGGCGGTGGACTGATACCAGTCGTCTATCAACTCGCGCCGATCTGCTGAATCCGCCTCCTCCATGTTCTTGAGAGGATCGTCGATAATCAGCATGTGTGCGCCCTTACCGGTGATCCCCCCGCCAACTCCGGCCGCTTTGAAACCGCCCTGTTGTGTGGTCATCCACGCTTCTGTCGCCTGCGTCTCCGGGTCTAGCTGCATATTGGGGAAAAGCTGCTGGTAGTACGGGTCTCGCGCTAGGGCCCTAACCTTTTTCGAAAAGATCATCGGCAGGTCGAGGTTGTACCCACAGTTGATGACCTCGTGGTGCGGATTATGCCCTAGATGCCACGCGGGCAAGCGGATCGAAGCTAACTCGCTCTTTCCATGGCGCGGTGGAACGAGCAGCATAAGTCTTGGGGATTTCTTAGCAGCGATGTCTCGGGAGAAGCGCTCAAGGCGAGCCGCTATGTCGCGATGCACCCAACCCGGTTCGTATGACGGCATGGTCTGCTGGGTGAAATGGATCAGCCTGCGTCTGGACAGTTCTCGCTTGGCCAATTCCTGCTTGGCTAACAGATCTGCTTTGGCTTGTCTTTCAGCAGCGCCCATTAGTTAGGATCTCGGGTGAACTGGCCTTCGAGAATCTCCCCGTCGCTATCGGTCATCTGACCTTCGGCGATGCGCAACAGATCTTCGTCGGACATAGTCATCAGTTTGGTAGTCAACGTAGCGCCTCCAGATGTCAGATCCACTTTCACTTTCACAGCTTCGTAGAATCCACACATCTTACCGATCTCACGCCAGCCTGCGATCATGATGGCGGGTTCTGCGATTGTCCTAGCCATGTCGATGGCTTCCTGCATACCCTCTAACACCATCTTGCGGGTGATCTTGTGATCCCTAGCAGTTTCTGCCCGCACCTCCGAAATCATATCCCGGACATAAGGCCGTTCCATCATAGTGCTGACAGGTGTAGGGTTTCCGCACGGGCTGATGGGAATCCCCACCTTCTCTGCGGCTTGTCTGTAAGTCATACCGTTAGCAATCTCTTCGACAACAGACCGGATGCGTTGATTAGGTCTACCAATCTTGCGATCTTTGTTTGGGACAGCACGTTTTGTTTTTTTAGTGATCCCGTCTTCAGGAGCGTCGAGATGGTCGCGGACTTTTCCGGCGTAACGTTTGACCCTATGTTTTTTAGGGGGAGTGCTGGGGGAATCCGTCATGTCGAAGCCGGTGTCGAGTTATAGATACACGAATAATACACCAAAAGTTCATTACGAAGCAACAACTTCGTGAAAAAGAGAAAAAACCCTTATAAATCAATGACCTTACGAAATTCCTCACAATCCTCACACTTTGAAAAACAAGATTGTGAGGGGCTAAGTCATTGATTTTACAGGCGTTTTGAGGTGTTTTTCATGAATCCTCACAATCCTTACGAAATTTTAGGAAACTTTTATTTAGAAATATATTTTTTATTTTATAAGTTTTTTTTTTCAGATGAAAGTTTATAAAAAAAGTGTGAGGATTGTGAGGAATGGTGTTTTCCCTATATAAATCAATGACTTAGTCATTACAGAATTTTTTAAAAGATTGAGAGGATTGTGAGGATTTGTGAAAATTATGTGAAATTTTCGTGAAATGGGCAAAAACAGGGCCAAAAACCCCTTATAAATCAATGACTTGGAAAAACTCCTTATAAATCAATGACCTTACACATTCCCTACTAAAAAGTAGGGTTATATGTATAAAAAACGTACAGTTTTTGTACAAAAAACGTACGATTGATCATTTTTTGATCTTCGGTATATACGTAGGACTAGGTTAGTGAGTACTTACTAACTACGGGGACTACGTAGGTATAACTACGTACTTTTTCCCTATACCCCTATTCCCTATAAGGTTAATACCCCTAAAATCCTTACGAAATTTTTTACAGATTTTTTCATATTCGCCGAAAAACGCGATATTGG